ACTGCTCGCCGATGGCGCTCTAGATTCGGTCTCCGTTGGCGCAGTGCCTACTAAGTTCAAGCGCCTCGCAGACGGGACGCTAGAGGTCTCTGAGGCTAAGTTCGTTGAACTCTCGGTCGTCACAACACCGGCATACGCCGATGCACAGGTCTACTCAGTCGCAGCCTCTTCACCCGAAGAGGAAGCACCCGACGAAGAAGAAGAAACACCAACCCCAACCCAACCATCCGAGGAGGATGAAATGTCAGAAGCAATCGAAGCAGCAGTACCCACTGCCCCCATCCAATACGCAGCAGCGAAGCGCGAGTTCAAGCTTCCCACCGCTGCCGAGTACATGATCAAGTTCTTGGCTGGCGGATCTGAGTTCGCTGAGTTTAACCAGCGCATTCATGCAGCTGCACCAAATGTGACGAGCACTGATGCACCGGGCCTGTTACCAGTTCCGATCATCTCGCCGATCTATAACTCGTTTGTAGCGAATTATCGCCCATTGATCACTGCAATGGGAGTCCGTCAGATGCCCGCATCTGGCAAGGTGTTCATTCGACCGAAGGTCACCACGCACACGACCATCGGTGCAAGTAACGGCGAACTCGTCGCACTTGATCAAGGCACTTTCGTCGTGGACGACATCCAGATCACGAAGGCCCTATACGGTGGCTATGTCAACATCTCAGAAGAATCAATGGACTTCACCTCGCCCGAAGTTCTTGGTGCATTGATTGACGACATGGCACGCATCTACGCTAACGCTACCGATGTCGCAGCTTGTGCAACATTCGAAGCAGGAGTCACTCAGACCGAAGCATTGACCTCAGGATCAACACCTGCCGATTGGGTTTCGTTCATCTACAACTCAGCAGAGCAGATCTTGACCAACTCGAACGGCAACCTGCCTAACGTGCTCGTGATGTCGCCCGCGTATTACGCGTCGCTCGGAGCACTTGTGGACGATGCTGGTCGTCCGTTGTTCCCGAATGTCGGCCCACAGAACGCAGTCGGCACCGGCGCATCGGCCTCAACCTTTAACGGCAACGCTTTCGGCTTGTCGCTCGTGGTTGACCGTAACTTGGTCGCTGCAGGCGGAAAGAACCTTTATGTCGGTGACAGCACTGGCTTCGAATGCTGGGAACAACAGCGCGGTGCGGTCAGTGTGGATTTGAGTGACGGCGCACTCGGTCGCGTCATAAAGTTCAGAGGTTACTTTTCCTCCGTACTCATTGACGAAACCAAGTTCGTCAAGCGAGCCTGAACCGACTAGACGAGTAGAGAGAACGAACGATGGCAACATTTACAGTCACGCATCAGATGGTGCTTGACAATGTTGCCATCGTTCAGACTCTTGAAAACACTGACATCGCTATCGGTCAGACGATCACACTGTCAGGATGTGCAGCACAGCTCAACGGCAGTCATATCGTCTTCGCAGTACCGACCTACCTCTTTCTCGGAACAGATGAAGAAGGCGACTACCTTTTCGATTCGGATGTCATCATTCCGAACCAGTTGCTATTCCAAGATGTCGGCGACGATCTTCCTCGAGAAGCAGTTGATCCAGTCGGCTCGCTTGTCTGGACTCAGACCTGCACTTGGATCACAGTGAGCGATCTCACCGAGTTCCTTGGCATTAGCGGAGCGACCGCCAATGACACAGCGTTCATGACCTCATCAGTTAACGCTTCAAATGCTTGGTCATTCAAACGCAGAGTTCAGGCCGGCTACCATGACTCATTGACCAGCGTCCCAGACGCTGCAGTCAAAGCTGGAGTCGTGCTCATGGCTGCGAGCTTGTATCGAGAGCGCGGAAGTTTGGACTCCTTTAACAGTTTCCAAGACATGAACATCTCCGCACCTGTCGCTTCAATGGGTCGGATTAACCAGTTGCTCGGCATCAAGAGATCGCAGGTCGCATGAGATGGCAGGCATCTTCACAGACACGATCAGCGCTGTCTCGGCGACGATCACAGCTCTCGGCCTTGTGCCGGTCACTGACCCTCGGAACGCTCGACCTCTTACTGTATTCATTGAGCTTCCTGTGTTCAGTGCGTTCAATAACCAGACAGCGGACATCACGATTGATCTCCGAGTGTTGGGCGCGCCACCCGGCAACCAAGACACTACGGACTACATACTCGGAGTCGTTGATCAACTGATGGACTCCTCCCTCGCAGTCATCTCTGGCAGACCTACGATCGCATCAATCGGATCTGCCGAGTTACCTGCTTACGACCTCACAATTAGAATCGGCACCAGCCGCGTATAAAGGACAAAACAATGGCCACAGTTACCTACCTATCCAACCCCACCGTCACGGTCACAAGCCCTTCGGCGTACACGCTTACCGATCACTGCTCGGCAGCGACCTTGACGCTCACCGCTGAGGCACTCGAGAACACGGCCTTCGGTCAGACCTCACGCACCTTCACCGCTGGGCTTTACAACAATGAGCTCACGCTCACACTGTTCCAGAGCTACGGCGCGACCGAAGTTGAGACCATGCTGAACGCAATGTTCGGAGTCGCTTCAACGATCGTCATTAGTCCTGCCGGCGCAACCGAGTCAGCGAGTAATCCCGAGTACACCTTGACAGGTTGCTACTTGGAGACCGTGACTCCGATCCTCACCACTGTTGGCGAGCTCTCAGTAGTCGAAGCAACCTTTATGGGCGGAACCTTCGTCCGCGACATCACCTGATCTAGTAAGTAATCCGAACCCCGACTAGGAGAACACATGAAACTCACACTTAGTGTCAAGCTCGCCGACGGCGAGACCTACCAAGTAACCACGAACCTCTTCGTGATTATCTCGTGGGAGCGTAAGTTCAAGCGACGAGCATCAGATCTGTCAAGTGGGATCGGGATGGAAGATCTAGCCTTCATGGCCTACGAGGCCAGTAAACAGCAAGGTCATCCAGTAGCGATCTCATTTGATGAGTTCGTCAAGAAATTGGAAGATCTAGAAGTCGTGGAGACTGCATCGCCAGTCCCTACGCAGGAGGCTTCCGGCGACAACTAGCAGCTCTGCTAGTTGAGACTGGGTTCTGGCCTCCAAACATCACATTCGAGACAGACGATCTGGCGACTTGCGTCCAGATCATCAATGAACAAAGACGGAAAAAATAATGGCAGCATCAGTCGGAATCGAGTATGACGGACTGAAGCAGGCTCTCCGTGAGATCGGCAAAATTGATCCTGCTCTTCGTCGGCAGATCACTAAGGACATTAAGTCCGCTGCAGACCCTTTAGTCTCTGCGATCAAGGACTCAATTCCGTCGTCGCCACCGTTAACCGGACAGAAGCACAACGGACGCACAGCTTGGAAGAATGAGTCAAAGAACATCGTCGTCAAAGTGGACACACGCAAGGCTCGCAAACGCAACCTAGAGCAAGGCGCACAATTCGAGTCCATCGGCACAGTCAGGATCACTGCAAAAGGTGCAGCTCTCTCCATGACCGACATGGCAGGACGAGGCCCAAACCAAACACGCAACAGGAACCCACTTCGAGCACGCCCAAACTTTGCTCAAGATCTGACCAGCAAACTCCGCACACCGTCACGCTTCGTCTGGGCGCGCTCCGATGACTTCATAGACGAAGTCACTAGAAATGTTGACAAGATCGTTCAAGAAGTAATGGGCGAAGCACAGAAGAGGATCGTGAAACGCTGATGGCTATCAACCTCCCCATCATTTCCGAGTGGAATCCTGCCGGCATCAACCGAGCCATTAACGACTTCAAGAAACTGGAGACGACAGGACAGAAAGCATCCTTCGTCATTAAGAAGGCTGCAGTCCCGGCAGGGCTCGCTCTCGCAGCTCTCGGCGCTGTCGCTTTTGACGCTGTCAAAGCGTTCGCCGAAGATGACGCTGCAGCCCAAAAACTTGGCACGACACTCAAGAATGTCACCAACTCAACCGATGCACAGATCTCAGCAGTTGAGGAGTTCATCACAAAAACTTCAATCGCTGCAGCAGTCACAGACGACGAACTACGCCCAGCACTCGACAAACTGGTTCGAGGGACAGGGGATGTCACACGAGCCCAAGACCTGCTCAACCTTGCGCTAGATATCTCAACTGGTACAGGGAAGGATCTGGGCGCTGTCTCAGATGCACTGTCAAAAGCGTATAACGGCAACTTTGCAGCACTCAAAAAACTAGACCCAGCACTTGCCTCACTCATTGAAGAAGGCGGAGATGCTGACGAAATCTTTGGTCGTCTTGCCGGAACATTTAAGAACCAAGCCTCAACTGCTGCGAACACGACTCAGGGCAGGATGAAGAGTCTGTCTATTCAGATGGGCGAGTTCAAGGAATCTGTCGGTGCAGCTGTCGCTCCTCTCCTGGAGAAGCTGCTTCCAGCGTTTACATCTCTCGGCAACTTTACTCGAGACAACACAGGACTCGTCGTCGCTTTTGGTGCAGCGTTTGTCGTACTTGCCACGACTGTTCTCGCAGTTAACGCAGCGATGAAAGCGTACGCAGCCATTCAGGCCATCGTCACCGTAGCCACAAACATCCTGACCGCATCCACTTATGCACTGTGGATCGCCACAGGTGTCGCAGTAATCATTGCGATCATTGCTGCACTGGTCGCTTTACAGGTCAAGTTTGACATCTTCGGCAAAACCGTCAACGCAGTCAAAACAGTATTCACTCAGCTCTGGGATGTCGCCCGTTTCGTGTTCGGTGCAATCAAAACAGGATTCGAAGGACTCAAAGATCTTGGTGCTTCAATCTTTGACGGCATTGGCGGAGCGTTCAAAGGAGTCATTAACGCTGTCATCGCAGGTCTAGAAGGCGGACTCAACTTTGCCATCAAAGGCCTAAACATCATCCTCGACGGCATTGACAAAGCTGCAGGCCCTTGGGTCAACTTCGGCGAGATCCCGAATGTCAAACTGCCTCGACTAGCTGAGGGAGGAATTACGACAGGCCCCACAATCGCCATGATCGGCGAAAAAGGGCCCGAAGCCATCATCCCATTAGACCGACTCGGCAACATGGGCGGAAACACGATCAACATCACAGTCACTTCAGCAGATCCGAACGCTGTCGTCGCAGCTTTGCAACGCTATGTCCGAATGAGTGGCCCAGTGCCAGTGACCACAAGGCCACTATGAGCAATCAGAACCTCTGGAAGGTCACAGTGGACGGATACAGCCTTAACGGCTTCGTCTATTCGCTGTCATTCTTTAACGGGAAGAAGAGATGGCTGGAGAACTATTCGCCTCAAACGCTGTCGCTCACTATTGACAACTCGACAGGTCTCGCGTCCGCTTTCTTGCCCGGATCAGAGATCAAAGTGTTCAGGGATGGAGTAGGCACGAACAACAACGCTCGAAGCTTCTTTTACACTCAAAGCGTTTCATACGATGACGGCTTCCAGTACGCCTCAGGTGGAGCGACAGCAACGATCACAGCGATAGATCTGTTCGGAGTGTTGTCGCGTGAGCAACTCGTAGAAGAGGATCTAGGCGACCTCAACACGCTTGAGCAACTGTCCCCATACACAGCACTCATCAGCTTCACAAACGACGGAAACAGTGCAGCGTATGGGACTCTCAATTACACCGGCACGATCGGCGCTCGACTCGCCCAAAATATGCAGACCGAACACGGCCTCATGATCAACTACGGCGACACGATCAAACTGTTGGCAAGGTCACAGGTCGGCGAAAATGTCTCAACATTGTCATTCGGTGGCACTGCATCAGCGACAGTACTCCCCATGAACGCAGTCTTCAGGTCTGCCCTCGGAGATTCATTCAACAATGTCGTCACAGTAGACGCTCCAGTCGGATCGTACACAGCGACAAACGCCGTAGGAGTTGCTCTCTGGGGAACATGGGCAACAACTACGACACAAGTGGACGGATCGTTGACGCAAGTCCAAGGATGCGCCGAATATCTAGCCGCTCTTATGGGCGACGCGTTAAGCGAGAATCAGGTCTACTTTGAGATCCATGTATGGGACTACGCAGTCAACCCCTCAACTCTCACACTGTTCCAGCAGTACAACGACTTCATCAGTCAGAACATAGATGTCGTCTACCGCACACCCGGCACAGCCTCAGACACGACCTACAAATGCGTCATCGAGGGACTACAGATCAACTCAGATCCCGAGAAGACCGAGTATGTGTTCTACCTCACCCCAGCCGAGCTCTATCGTTCATTCATCCTTGACGATCCGATCTTCGGTACTCT